ATAGAAGTGCAACACAAGGCTCACCTACTAGCTACTTTACAAGAAATGCAGTTAGACCTGGGTCTTAACCCAGTGGGCAGACTAGAAGCAATGCAGAAGCGCCTGGAAGAGAAAGGTGTACCTGGTCCCACCGCAGAGAAATACCTCGGTCAATACTTGCAGAGAGTCGCGGCACAGCAGGGAGCTAAAGAAGAACGCGATGCAGCCCAGGATGATGCGATGGAAATCGATGAGTCTATGGAGCCATCGTTTAGTGGGAATAATGTAGCTGATAGAAAAGCTAGAGCTGAAGAGCAGGGTTACGATACTTCTACTGTTTATTATCATGGTACCGCTTCTGAATTTAAAGAATTTTCAAAAGATAAACTTGGAGAGGGTACTCAAGCAAGGTCTGCAAAACAGGCTTTTTTCTTTAGTGACAGTCCTCGTACAGCGCAAAGTTATTCCCAGAATACAGCGGTTAGGCTTCCTGTTCTAAAATTGCTTAGAGATGCTGATAAAGCTGAAGCTAAGGGCGATTATGATAAATATGACTCGCTTTTAGAAGATGCTGAAATACTTGAAAATCGTTTAGATAAAGACCGTAGAAACGGACAAAACATATTACCAGTTTATTTACCCAATGATAATTCTTTAAGAATACTGGACATGAAAGGACGTTCGTTTGATGACTTTGGTGTTTCTGATGAAATTTCGGAAGAATTAAAGTCTGCAAAATACGATGGGCTTAAAGGCGTGAAGTTTCTTAACCTAAATGATTCAGCAGGTCTTGCAGACGATCCATCTACTCATGTAGCAATATTTGAGCCTTCAGACATACGTTCAGTTAATGCTCAATTTGATTCATCGCTTACAGATTCTTCTGATTTAGTAGCTTCTAAATTACCAGGAGCATTAACGCAGCCTGAGTCTCCACAAATACCATTCGACTTCACTTCACCTACCGTTGGTCAAATCAAGGATAAACTTGAGGATGCCAAGGGTGCAGTGCAGATGGTCATTGGTAAGCCTGGCACTCAGTTTGAAAATGGTCTGTCCAGTATGGAAGACTTTAAGCAGCTTGCAGACATGCTGAATGTCTCTATGGGTATCTTTGATTCTCAAAAAGAATTCATGGAAAAATACTCAGTGACTGAAGGCACTCGCGGTTTATATGGTTCTAACAAAGGCGGTGTCAGTGGACAGATTGCGATACTTGCGAATGGTATAGAGTCAGACTTACTTTACACAACAGCCCACGAAAGTGCCCACCCTTTAGAGTCTCGACCTGCGAGTAATGAAGAAGCTGAGCTACTGTTCGGTAGAAAAGTATCAGGAAGGCACCCTAAATCAGAGAATGTCAAAAGGAATGTTTATACAAACAGTCTAAGGGCAAAACTACGTGGTAAATATGGTAGCGACCCTGTAATACAAGCTGAGATAGACAAGCTCCAGGATGGCACTGTTATTTTTATCGCAAATCGCCCTGACTTACCGGGAAGACCTGCTCGCCTTAATCTAGGACAAACCTATGAAATGTTCCGTGATGAAAATCCCCAAGGCTCAAAAGGTCAGGCGTTACTAGACGCACAAAATTCATTCCCTGCGTACCAAGGTTACATGAAAGGTGACGGTGAGTTTGCCGTTGACCCTGTTATGTTCTACCTAATAAATCCTAAAGCTATGAAAAAGGATATGCCTAATACCTTCAAGTTTATGCAGAAGCATTTTAACGAAAGTAACATTCCAATAAAAATATACGCTAGTCCACTAGCAACCATCATGGCTATCTTGATGGCAGGAATGATAGGCGGTGAAGAAGAAGAAGAAAACCCAGGAATCCTGACTCCAGGACCTGGGATGTTAACAGCCTAAAGGAAAACCCCATGAAAGTGAGAGCATATGACCTGGTCAACATTTTGAGCCAGGTAGACCTAGTTAAATCGTCAAAACTATTGTCCCAGGAACAAAAACAGGATGTCTTCAAAGAGATGCTGACTGACCTTCCGATGGACATGTTCTGCAGCGGTCAAAAGAATACACGCGCTGCATTGGTTGATGTATTAAGCAAGGAGATTACAAAGGATGAGCCCAAGAAAAAAGTCGCCCCCAAAAGTAAAAAACCCAAACATGGCGAGAAAAAATAATTACTTCAAGACACTGATGTCCACGCCAGAAGGCCGGGCACTCAGAAAAGAATGGTCTACTAAACCTCGTAAGAATCCTGGTAGACCTTTTGGGGTCCCCGATGGTCATACAGCAAAAACCATTGCCCCAGTTCGAGAGCAAGCTAAACAAGACGCTAAAAAGGTAGTAAAAATTATGTCAGAGAAATTTAATATTGAAGACGAATATCAGAAAGAAGCCCTTACCACTGCAGTTGAAGTCATGCGCCTGGATGGTCAGTCGCGTGAACGCCTCGCAGCTGCCAGGTTAGTCCTGGATTTTACTAAAAGTAAGCCTGCTTCTAAATCTGATGTATCTATCTCTAGAGCAGAAGATTTTCTTGCATCATTGTTAACTGAAGAAGAGCAGCCGCATGAACAAGCAGATGAAGGAAGTTCGGAAGAGACTACTGACTGATTTTGATTTCTACTCTAAGTCTGCCCTTAAAATAAGAACAAAAGAGGGCAAGATACATCCTCTCAAACTTAACGCTGCACAGACAATACTTAACGAAGCTGTAGAAGGCCAACTGGCTACAGAAGGTAAGATTCGTATTATCATTTTGAAAGCCAGGCAGCAGGGTCTAAGTACCTACACTGGTGGATACCTGTACTACTCAGTCAGTCAGAAAGCAGCTCGTAAGGCAATGGTTATTACACACCACGCTGATTCGACCAGGGCTCTCTTTGATATGACCAAGAGATTCCACGAACATTGCCCAGAGATACTTAAGCCTCACACCGAATACAGCTCACGAAGGGAGATTAGTTTCGATGTTCTTGATAGCTCTTTTGTTGTTGCTACAGCAGGGGGAACATCGATAGGGCGTGGAGAAACTTTAAGCCACGTCCATGCTTCCGAATTGGCGTTCTGGCAAAAGTCTACAGCCCTGGACAACTGGAACGGCCTGGTACAAGCAGTGCCTAACACCCCCGGTACTGCGATTTTTGTAGAGTCTACTGCCAATGGTGTCAATGGTATTTTCTACGACCTCTGGCGTGGTGCTGTGGACGGTACAAATGGTTACATCCCAGTCTTTATTCCGTGGTTCACGGACTCAAGCTACCGCGAAAAGGTCAAAGAAGACTTTGAGAGAACTCCAGAAGAAGATGACCTGGTAGAAAAGTTTGACCTGGACAATGAGCAGCTTATGTTCAGAAGACGCAAGGTTGCTCAGAATGGTTTGGATTTATGGAACCAGGAGTATCCAGGTGTCCCTGAAGATGCCTGGTTGACCACTGGTCGGCCTGTGTTTAATCCGCAGCAGTTAGTTAAGCAGCTTGATGAAACCAGGGACCTAGAATCTCGTCTTGCCCTGGAGGGTGATGACTGGGAGAACAACCATCGTGGCGAATTGTTTACCTTTAGGCCACATGTTCCTGGTGAGAACTTTGTTATCGGGGCCGATGTTGCTATGGGCGTTAGGAACGGTGACTACTCAGTTGCCCAGGTCCTGGACTCAAAGAAACGCCAAGTAGCTGTCTGGAGAGGCCACGTTCACCCTGATTACTTTGCCCAGGTACTTTATAAACTGGGGGAGTATTACAACTTTGCACATATCTGTGTTGAGAACAACAGTCATGGGATTTTGACTTGTACTCGCCTAGGTAAAGACATGGCGTACCCGAACTTTTACACGACTGTACAGCACGATTCTGTGACTGACAGAGAGACCGTAAAACTAGGTTTCACTACAACCTCAAAAACTAAACCACTAATAATCGATCAACTAAGAGCAGCAATGCGTGAAGAAGAAATTGAGCTTAACGACAAGGTCACTTTGAGAGAAATGCTCTCATACATAGTGACTGAATCTGGAGCCATGCAAGCTGAATCTGGCTGCTTTGATGACTGTGTGATGTCTCTTGCCCTGGCTAACTATGTACATGAGGGTGCTTGGGACCCAATTGAATCTTCAGACTCTTACTATATTGAAATGGTATAAAACAAATGGCAAAAAAGCTTAAAGAAAAAAAACTATCGGATGACAACATTGTTGCATTGGTAGACGAGCAGGTAGGCTTATCTGTTGGATACGCAGACTCAGAGTTAGCGACTGAGAGAGCTAAGATAATTGACTACTACAACGGAACGCTGCCCAAGCCCCTACATGACGGTAACAGTAAGTATGTTTCTCTTGATTGCTACGATGCAGTAGAAAGCCTTAAAGCTGCTTTGCTAGAGACCTTTAGTGCAGGTAACAAGACAGTACGTTTTGCTGCACAGAATGAAGATGATGTTCCCAAAGCAAAGGTCTGCACTGAATACACTGATTACGTGGTTCATCGTCAGAACGACATCTACTCAGTCATGTCTACAGTTATTCATGACGGACTTATCGCCAGGGCAGGAGTTGTCAAAGTATTTTGGGAAGAGTCTGTCGAGTATGACTACGAAGAGTTTACTGACATCACCGATGGTGAGCTTAATATGCTGCTTGCCCAGGATAACGTAGAGTTAACTGAAAGCTCTACTGATGAGTTAGGTCTTATCTCAGGAACTATAAGTATTGAGCAGGACACTAGCCAGGTTGTAATTGAAAACGTAGCACCCGAAGAGTTCCTCATTGAGACCCAAGCTAAGAGTCTTAAAGACGTAAACTTCTGTGCCCACCGAACAAAGAAGACTTTGTCTGAGCTACGCCTGGAAGGTTACAGTGAAAAACTTATAGCAAAGATAGGTGAACACAGTGATGTTGACCTAGATACCTCGCCAGAGGTCCTTGCAAGGTTCGACAACGTGGGTAACTTCCGTGGTACTAAAAGCGGTGGATACCAAGAACAAGTTCGCAGCGTGATGGTCCATGAAGCATATATCATGCTAGACGTTGATGGTTCAGGTGTCGCTGAGTTACACCGGGTTATCAAAGCAGGTAATGTCCTGCTGCTCAAAGAGAAAACCAATCGCAAACCCTTTGTGACATTTGTTCCTCTCCCGGTCCCTCACAGTTTCTATGGTAACAACTACGCTGACAAGGTGGTTGCTACTCAGAACGCCAGGACCATCTTGACCAGGTCTATCCTAGACCACGCCATGATTACTAATAACCCACGGTATACGGTAGTTAAAGGAGGTCTAACGAACCCCAGGGAGCTGATTGATAATAGAGTCGGTGGCTTGGTGAATGTGTCTAGACCCGATGCCATTGCACCGCTCCTACAGGCTCCTTTAAACCCTTATGTCTATCAGACTATTCAGATGTTGGACGAAGACAAAGAAGACACTACTGGTGTCTCTAAGATGTCTCAGGGCCTAAATAAAGACGCTATATCCAAGCAAAACTCAGCCGCTATGGTTGAGCAGCTTGCAACTATGTCTCAGCAGCGTCAGAAGATAATTGCCAGGAACTTTGCTACACAATTCGTTAAGCCTCTATTCCAAGAGGTCTATCAGCTTGTATGTGAAAACGAGTCTCAGGAACGCATTGTTGAGCTTTCGGGTAACTATGTCCCTTGTAACCCACGCGACTGGAAAGAAAAGCGCGATGTTGTTATTGAGCTGAACCTAGGTTACGGAGAGCAAGAGAAAGAGTCTCAAAAGTACCTGGCACTCCACACCATGATGACTTCTGACCCGAACCTGTCAAAGATGTACCAGGCACCCAATCAGTATGCCCTGGCATCTAAGATTATGGAGCTGACAGGCATCAAAGAAGTCAGTGCTTATCTCACGAATCCCGAAAGCCTACCAGAAGAGCAACCAGACCCGGCTCAAGAACTGCAGCTTGAACTTATGAAGAAGCAGATTGAAGTCCAAGAGCGTCAGACTGCCCTGGGTGAAATGAAGGCGAAGATGGATGTTCAGAATGCTCAAATGAAACTTGAGTTAGAGAAAGCCAAAGCAGAGAACCAACATGCTATTCAGTCAGATAATCTTGACCTGAAAGAAGAGCAATTGAAGCATAAGAAGATAATCGATGCAGCTGAGCTATTACTAGCACAACAAGCTGACGAGATTACTGCCATCGCATCACCGAACGGATAAACCGTTCAAAACAACCCCACTCTTAAAGGAGAGTAAAGCATGAACGAAGAGCAACTCACATTACTTGGTAATGACGCGGAAGCACTGTTAAACACAGAAGCTTTTACTAAAACAATGAACACGATGGTCGATGCTACCGTCCAAGCGTTCTTAGGTTCTGCCCCCGATGAGGCCGACAAAAGGACTGAAGCTTATGGACACTATCGAGCCTTGGTAGACATTGTTAACACGCTACGTCAGCAGGTTGAAGTACGTGACCAAATCGATGCCAAGTTAAACGAAGAAGAAACTACTGAAGAGGAATAAGACCATGTCAGTTATTGATAACGTCGAAAACGATTCCAACTCGCAAGCAGCACTCACGTTAGACGATGCTGCAGAAGCCATACTAGGAAATTGGGAGGACCCGGAAACGGTATCCGAAGATGACGAGGAGGCAACAGAAGAATCTACTGAAGAGACAGATGTAGATGACGCTGAAGAAACTGAAGATACGGAAGACTTAGAATCCGATGAGGACGATGAGGACCCTGAAGAAGACGATTCCCAGGAAGACACAGAAGAAGACCAGGAAGATACAGAAGTTGAGCTAGTTGAGTTTGACGATGACACCCTGGTAGAAATTAGTGTCGATGGTGAATCTAAACAGGCATCCATCAAAGACCTTAAACGATTGTATGGTCAAGAAGCATCTTTGACTCGTAAGTCTCAAGAAACAGCATCACAGCGCAAGATGGCTGATGAGCAACTGCAAAAAGCTGATGCGTCATTACAGGCTATGATTAGTCGAGCCCAGGAACGGTACAAACCTTACTCTGAAGTAGACATGCTAGTCGCGTCTAAAAACATGAGTTCAGAGGATTTTACTCAGCTCCGGGTAGAAGCTAAGCAAGCCGAAGATGACCTGAAGTTCCTCACTGAAGAGGCTGATGGCTTCTACGGATACGTTAAAACTCAACAGTCCCAGGCTCAGCAAGAACAAGCCAAGGAATGTGTCAAAGTTCTGCAGAGAGAAATCCCTGATTGGAACAATAGTATGTATAACGATATTCGCCAGTACGCCATCTCCAACGGTTTACCAGAAGAAGCCGTCAATCAATACGTTGACCCAAATGTCCTTATGTTATTAAACAAGGCGCGTATGTTTGACCAAACTACCAAGGTAGCTACCGTTAAAAAAGCCAAAGCAGCGAAAAAGGTCCTACGCACTAAGAAGGCACCACCGTCTAAAACTGACATCAAACGTGACCGTCAGCAGCAGAATGTGGACCGCCTAAGAAGTAACAGTAATGACCTGGACAACATTGCAGATGTAATCATGTCAAATTGGGAATGATGCTTCCTAAATCTCAATTTTTTATAAAGGTAATTAACAATGAGTACCCTTCAAAGCTACACCGTAGTTGGACTAGCGGAAGACGTTAGCCAAACAATTGCGAATATCTCGCCTAAATAGTTGGGCCGCTATAGAGTAATTTATAGTTGTAACTAGGAGAATTGTCTGGGAACTCGTAGTAGCTGTGGTGGCTACCGACAATCAGCAGCCGAGCCTCGCAAGAGGAAGGTTCAACGACTATCCCGAAAGGGAGTACACTCAAGTGAGTGGAAGCACCTAGCCCCTCTTTAAACGGAGGGTGAAGATATAGTCTGACCAGTATAGAAATATGCTGCGGTCCTTAAGAGGACGGAGTAGGAAATAACGAGCCTACTTGAACATAAGTGACATCCACACCATTCCAGTCAATGATTAAGACTGAAAAAGTATCTGCACGTACATTCGAATTTTTAGAGGACTCGATTAGGTCTAGCGGAGTCAATGCGCTTGTAGAAGGAGCTGATGCTGCAACTACTGCTATTGGTCAGCCTACTGTACGTAGCAACACGACCCAAATCATCGGTGAAGCATTTAAAGTTGCTGCTACTGTTGACGCGGTTAAGACTCACGGCCGCGCTAAGGAGACAGCCTACGCTCTCGCCAAGACACTGAAAGCAATCAAGCTCGATGTAGAAAAGGCGCTAATCGGTGTTGACCAGGCTGCTGTTGCAGGTAGTGCAAGTGCTGCTCGTAAGATGGCTTCTGTCTCTCAGCAAATCTCAACAACTTTAGATGCAGGTTCTAGCTCAACCGATCCGCTTACAGAAGCAAAATTGGTAGCTCTACATCAGACCTGTTATACCAATGGTTCGGAACCAACAGTTCTTATGATTAAGCCTGCAGATGCCACTATTGTAGCCGGGTTTGCTACAGCCACTGGTCGTAACCGTGAAATTGATGCTAAAACATTAATCAATGTTATCGACGTAATTCTTACGCCATTCGGAGAGTTACGAACTGTAATTAACAGAAGTCAATTGTCAACTCACGCATTCTTGGTTGACCCATCCATGTTTAAGCAGTGTGTACTGCGTCCGTTTACTCGCACTTTACTTGCGAAAAATGGCGATGCAGATACTCATTTTGTAGTGGGTGAAGTTAGTAACAAGCATGTGAACTATTCCGATTCTGGAATGATTACTGGCCTGTCTTAAGTTTCATAGATAGCTAGTAACTTGTAGTACTTGCGGTGGGACCTGGGTAACCAGGTTCTGCTCTCCTTACTGTGACCCTGGGTCCCACTGCATTTTATTTATTTAAAAGGAGAAGCCATGTCTCTCATAGACACAACAACACCATTTCACGACCTACAGACAAATGTTCTGCGTGACAATGATGAAAATAATTTCACTATTAAACATAGCCAACACATTCCCCAGGAGTTTCTCGACAGAGTGCGAAAGCAGCGAGAAAGTTCATTAGACCACAAAGAGAAAGACTACATGACTGTCGCTTCAGTCCCTGTGTCTGTCCACGAAAAGTGGCTCCGCGAAGGTTTCGATATGCTCAAAGAACCTGCGTTTAAGATACTCGCCCGGTTGCGACAAGAGGACCTTGACGCATTCATCACCACGAAAAAGAAGGTATAACCAATGAACAAGGGTAACTTAAGAACCCATTTCAAAGCTGTCTTAAATCGCAGCGATATCACTGATGCCCTTGCAGATACCTTCATAGACCAAGGCATTGCCAGGATACAAAGGTCGTTGAGAATCCCTTCTATGGAGACTCAGAACACGTATAACTTTTCAGCACAAACCACCAAAGTGACTCTACCCAGTGACTTCCTTGAAGCCATTGATGTGTACTACGCTAACAGGGCGTTAACCAGGCTCCCAATGAGGGATATCCAGGAACACTTGAAAGGTGCGGAAAGTGGTGCCCCTTATTATTTTACGAGAGAGGGCAGCAGTCTTCTACTGTACCCACAGCCATCTAGTGGCAGCTTAGTTATTAATTACTATGCATCGTTTGAAGATATGAGTACTGACTCGTCAGAGAATATCCTTAGTCAGATAGCTCCTGACCTAATTATCTATGCTGCACTTACGTATGCGTCTGACTATTACTTAGATGAGCGTTCGGCTGTGTTTGACACTAAGTACATGACTTTCATGTCAGAAATTCAAGAGCAAGCCAATGAGCAAGAAATGACTGGCTCTATCCAAAGCATACGCCCTTCATACAGACTCTAAGGAGCTACTTTACAAATGCCAAAATCATCCTTCTTTAGTGACAACGGTGTCTCTACTACAAATACTAATGCAATAGAAAACTCAGTTGCTTCCGCAGCCAGTTCAGCGACCGCAGCGTCTACTTCAGCTACTGCCGCAGCCGTTAGTGCATCCCAAGCTAACGCTAATATTGTAGCTAACCAAACCTCTGCCGCAGCCTCAGAAGCCTCCAAAGTATCTTCTGTAGCAGCCCAAGCAGCAGCAGAGGTAGCTCAAGCAGCTTCTTTAGTTAGTGCAAATAATTCAGCTACGTCAGCAACAGCCTCCGAAGCATCCAAAGTTACTTCTGGCGCATCTCAAGTAGCAGCGGCTGCTTCAGAGACTAGTGCAGCATCTTCAGCTACCAGTGCAGCCACCAGTGCAAGCACAGCTACAGCTAAAGCGTCTGCTGCTAGTATTTCTCAGGCTGCTGCGGCTACTAGTGCTGCTGATGCTCAAAGTCATGCTGCGGCTTCTGTACCCCTAAGTGGCGGTAACATGACCGGAAATCTTGGGATGGCAGTGAATGCAAAAATCATTCTAGGGAGTAGCCCAAGTAGCTCACTACAAGTTTATAACGATGGTTCTAACTCTATTATTACTGAGAGTTCCGCAGGCAGTCTATTGCTTAGAGGTACTAATTTAGCACTACAAGATGCCTCTAATAATAACTATGTGCAAGCACTCTCAGGTGGTGCAGTCACTCTCTATGACAACACTTCAGGCTCACCTAGCCCCAAGATTGCAACTACAAGTTCTGGTGCAAGCATATCAGGAAATATCGCTGTCACAGGCACAGTGGATGGACGCGATGTCGCTACGGACGGCACAAAGTTAGACGGCATTGAAGCCTCTGCAACCGCGGACCAATCAAATGCAGAGATTCGTACAGCGGTAGAAGCTGCTAGTGACTCAAATGTATTCACAGATGCTGACCACAGTAAACTTGATGGCATAGCGGCCAGTGCTAACAACTATGTTTTGCCAAGTGGTTATGCAACTGAGACCTATGTAAATACTCAAGTAACTAACCTGGTTGATTCAAGTCCTGCAACCCTGAACACCTTAAATGAACTAGCGGCTGCTCTGGGCGATGACCCTAACTTTGCTACAACTACAGCTAACTCCATTGGGACTAAGGCGGCTTTGTCAGGCGCTACATTCACAGGCGAGACTGTATTTAATGGTGGCTTTGCTTCTAATGCGTTATCTAGCGCAACAGTAAACACTACTACAGCGGCAGGAAATATACGGAGTAATGCTACTAATTTGTTAATTGAAAATACCAATGCTTCAGGTGCGGCAGGTATTAGACTAAAAGGTGGAAGTGGCGCAGGAGTTATAATGTATGGAGAAAACAACACAACTGATAAGTTGCATTTAACTCCCCGTAACGATACTAGCAAAGGTATGACTATAGATCATATAGGCGCTGTAAACATGGCGAGTACTCTTGCTGTAGGTGGCGTAGTAACAGCCAACGCAGGTGTAGTAGTAGATACCATTACAATAGACGGCAGTGAGATAGATGCAAGCGGCTCATTAACACT